AAGATATGATAATCGTGGTAATAGAAGCGAAATAATAAAGTAATGGAGAAACCTTCAGTAATAATTAATCAATTACCCTTCCCGAACCAGATGGCCTCTGACGAAGAAAAATCTTCAGAGAAGTATGGATTGAGCGTGGCCAAAGCTATCGAGGGTGAGTGGTTTAAAAGAAAGGGAAGTTCTTGTAGGTTTTATGACCAATGGGGAGAGTACCACAGATTAAGACTTTATGCTAGAGGTGAGCAGCCTATTCAAAAGTATAAGGATGAGTTAGCTATAAATGGTGACATGTCTATGTTAAATTTAGACTGGACGCCTATTCCTATAATACCCAAGTTTGTAGACATAGTTGTAAACGGGATGAATGACAGGCTTTACAAGGTTAAGGCAGAGGCTCAGGACGTAATGTCTGCAGAGAAAAAGAATCAGTTTCAGGAGTCTATAGAGAAAGACATGGTATCCAAGGACTTCTTAGAAATGACAAAGCAGGAGTTTGGTATCAATGCATTTAATATGGATCCTAACGAACTGCCAGCTGATGATCAGGAGTTGTCATTGTATATGCAGATAAACTACAAGCCTGGAATAGAAATAGCTGAGGAGGTTGCTATAGATACCATTCTTAAGATGAACAAGTTTGACGAGGTTAAGAAGAACTTCGATTACGACGTTACAACGATAGGTGTGGGTGTAATGAAGCATGAATTTCTTGTTAATGATGGCGTGAATGTAGAGTATGTTGATCCAGCAAACTGGATACATAGCTACACTGAAAAGGAGGACTTCTCAGACTGCTATTACTTCGGTGAGGTAAAGCAGGTTCATTATACAGAGCTTTTAAAAATAAATCCAGACCTTACCGACGAGCAGCTTACAGAGATAAAGAACTCTAGTTCCGCTTGGAACAATTACTTTCCTATAATTAGGAACTATCAGGACGATGCATTCTTAAATGAGGTTGTCACACTGATGTATTTCAATTACAAGACTAGCAAGAGATTTGTTTGGAAGAAAAAAATATTAGATAATGGCGGAGAGAGAGTTATTAGAAAGGGAGATACATTTAACCCTCCAACAGGTGATGGTGTTCCTTTTGAAATAATTGAGGCACCAAGAGAGGTTTGGTATGACGGAATACTTGTAGGAGGATCCAATATACTTCTTAAGTGGGAGATGGCTAGGAATATGGTTAGACCTAAATCAGCATCTCAGAGTGCTATGCCAAACTATGTCGCACATGCTCCAAGATTATACAAGGGTAATATAGAGTCATTGGTTAGGAGAATGGTTCCATTTGCCGATCAAATTCAATTGACACATTTAAAGCTGCAACAGGTTATGTCAAGGGTTGT